AAAGAGGACTTGGCCCATGTCGGCACTGGCGTATATCGTTCAGCACGTCAGAATGCCTTGCGCCTGACTATCACAGAAACGAATATGGCCTACAACTATGCAAATTGTGAAAGATGGAGTAGTGAGCCATACGTGTTGGGCATTCGTATTAGAACGTCAGCAAATCACCCAGAGAAGGATATTTGCGATGAGCTTGCAGGTGACTACCCCAAAGATTTCATGTGGAGAGGCTGGCACCCACGTTGTCGCTGCTCCATGTCATCAATCTTGATTGACCGAAATAGCGAGGAGTGGAAACATCTGCGCTCTCTGCCCGAGAAAGAGTATAGAGCTTACAAGTCCCCCAATCTTGTGCCGAACGTGCCTGAGAAGTTCTCTAAATGGTGCGAGCGCAATGCTGACAAGTTGGACTTGGCGCGCGAGAACGGAAAGCTGCCTTACTTCGTGAGGGATAACCAGAAAGTCGTTGGTGATTTGCTGGGGTGGGATAAAAGGACAAACGACACTATTCATGTTCTTTCAGAAACATCAGACCGTGAAAAAGCTATCAAGAAAGCTATTAAATCACTCAATAGGCAGAGAGATGAACAGATGCAGATAATAAACAAAAAAGGACAAGTGATATTCTCTTCAACTGGAACACCGAGTAACGTGTATTTTGATGACAATGTTGCGAATTTGTTGAAGGGGAATACACTTGTACATAATCACCCAGACGGACTTAACTATCCTAAGAATGATTTTAGAAAGACTGGGCATTCTCTTAGTTCTGATGATTTGTATGAGGCCGTGAAGTGTGATATGAATGAAATTGTGGCTTCCTCACCTTTGTATAGATATTCGGCAAGGAAAAATGAAAAAGGAAGTTGGGGGGTTGATTACAATGTTGTAAAAAAAGAATACGATAAAGTATATCGTGAAATAAGAATGAATTATGCAAATCAATTAAATGAGCAGAGAAAGTACATTCTTCAACATCTAACAATGAAAGAGTTAAGCAAAAGGTTTGGGTTCGTCTATTCTAAAAGTAGGCTTTGACCAGTAATCAAATTTTTGTGCCTTGCTGTAGAAATATTCGACCTTTTCTTTTCCTTTATTGAATGATATATTTTCTAAATTCTTAAACAGTAAATACCGATAATCTGACAACTCATTAAATAAGTCTTTCATTTGATGATTGCCAAAAATTATGCTGTAATGCTCGAGATAATGTTCTAAGTAAAAATATTCTTCTATTGTCATAATATTCTGTTTTGTTGCAAAGTTATTGAAAAATTGCATTCCTTGCAAATGCGACAGGCATTGCAAGGAATGCCTTTGTGCGTTTCACCACTCAATTTTCCAAAGATAGTTCGTTTGATTTTGAATCATGACAATAACATCGGGTTCAAACTCAAATGTATTCAAACAAGAAGTTCGGTAGTACAAGATAGGCTCCAAGTTGCCTTTTACAACAGACACTCTGTAGCCTCTTTTTCTTAAAATCGTATACTGGCTTCCTATTACGATTTGGTGTTCTCTAAGGTCTTTGCCGACCATAGAGATAAGAAAATCCACTGCTTTCATGAGTTTAATTTTTTAAGTAGCTGTTCATATTCTTGCTTCCTTTTTTCTGCGTAAGGTATATTATTATAGCCACCGAGCGAAATAGCAGACTGTTTTATACTGGTGATTTTGTCAATAATAGCCAACTGTATTCTGGTTAACTCGTCGCCGTTGAACGTAAAGGTCTTTTCCATATCTGTTTAATTTTCAATTTTCCAAAGATATTGAATATCCCCACCGCCTAAAGTAAGCGTCACGTCAGGCTCGGCCATCAAGTCGCTTTTTTTGAATGAGAAATAATACAGCGACTTTGGCTTTAGCTCGCCACTGATTATCTTCAATTCGCATGATGACTTCATATAGGCTGAACCAGTGGCTAAATCCCATCGAAGCAGGTCTTTCAAAAAATCTTTTGCTTTCATGTTGTTTAATCTATAAAGTCGTTGAATGTTGTTACCTCTGTCCCACCATCATAGAAAGGCTTCTTATCGCAAATATAGCCCTTCCAAGAGCCATATTCGTAGATACGGAACATGTGGTATCCAGCATTACGAAGAGCCTTAAAAGCGGCTTTCATCTCCTCGCCATTAAATCGGATATTAACGTCACTGTCAAGTGCTTCGTAGCCACCAAACCCGTAGGCCTTACCACTTCGTTTAGAAACCATGACGTATAGAGTCTTGCCCCTGTACGCGCTTTGCCTTTCTGGGTGAAATATGCGCCAGACGCAGGTGCTGAGAAACGCATCGCAAATGTATTGTACAACCTCTTGACGTACTTCTGTTGGCTGCACATAATCGTTCATCGGTATGTTTACTGTTATTTCCATTGCCGTAGTGTTGTATTAAATTCGTGTGATTGTTTTGGCTGTTTCCTCTCCCCACAGTTCGACTATTATGTCGTAGGCTTCCTTGTCACCGTCCCAAGCGTACATGCACTCGCAGTTATTGTATTCAAAAAAATACACCTCTTGTGGGTCGCATTCTGCTTTGATTTCCTCGTCTCTTTTTGCGAAGTAATCAAAGAAAGTCTTATATCTATCGGCATCGGGGTGCGTCTTGTATCTGGCCTTGTAATAGAATGAAACAGTCTTAGCATTAAGCATTACTACGCAGCCCTCGGTGCAAGACCAGTCAATAAAGTATTCAAGCGTGCCTTTAGTCGTTTGAATGTGCCTTATCGCTTGTGGGTTCTTGGCCTTGGTCCTTGCATAGCTTTTTGCGAAACGTTCTTTAAGGCCGCAATTCTTGGCGTGTATGTAAGCATCTTGGTAGTTCATGATGTATTCGTTATCCTCTTTCAATTTTGCTTCTTCTTCGTTCATAGCTGTTTTTTGTTAAGCGAGTGGGCCTTGCACCCACTCGCGAGGTTGATATGTTTAGATTGAGTATTGCTCTTCAAGGAACTTGACCATTGCTCTATTCTGTGGCAGCATGTCAGGTATATTCATGCTGTCGGCCTTGTAAAGCTCTGTTGCAGCGTTATACACGTCCCACACAGTTGTTCTATTGGTGTTGTGGTAGTTTACAAGCAGCAACTCAGTGAAGCGCGAAATTTGCGCCTGATTGAGCGGATAAACGACTGGCTCTTTGATAGCCTTGTTCAATGTGTCGCACTTTACTCGGATAGCTGTAAGCATGCCAATCAGCGTAAATACTTGCTCGGCCGTAAGTTCTATGCTTTTCATACGTTCCATTCGCTCTCTGTCGCTTACAATGATGTGTCGTGCGTCAACGAGCCACGACTTGATAACATCAAGTACATCTTGCACGGTAATCTTATCACCTCGTCCAGCACCTTTCTCGGCATACGTTGATATGTAGTTGCTCGCATTGAGCATACATTGGTTATGGCATATCTTAACCATATTGCCAAATCCAGCCTGAATGCCTTTTTGGTGGAAGGCAATAGCGATGTTTGTAGTGTTCTCACTGTCATCAAAATCGCTTATTCTTATGTTTGCGAAAACGCGCCTCAAAATGTGTGCTTCTACTGCCTTATCTCCGTACTGAGCTTCTACCTGCGGAAGTAGCACAACACCTGGCTGAGCGCGGTCTTTGTTCTGTGCCGCAAATAAGTCGTACACTTCAACATTGAAGTGTTGCTCGTTGCACATGTTAATTACTTCGTTGAGCAACTGGAAGTGATAGATGCCTTTCAAAGGGTTATTGTATACATCGTTTTCCTTGTGCGTGCGTTCGAGCTGTTCCAGTGTAATTGTCTGTACTTTTGCTTTTTCGAAGTCAAAAAACTTATTATCCATTGTGTTATATATTTTAGAGTTGTTGTTTTCAAATTAAAAATGCGCTTAACGTTATCGCCCAACGAATTGTGACAGCAAAGTGCGAGGTGTACGTTTCGCTCCCAACTGGGATAAGTCTGACTTATGCACTCGTGCAACTATTCAGAGGTATCTCCTTTTCTGAGCATCTTAACGTTTAGCTTCAACGTTTGGCTTATTTATTGTTCACGCCAGACAAGAACGATTTTGTAGCTATCCAAATACAGCTTGCTACAGATGAGCCGAGTTTTTTTGTCAGGTGTTTCTTTCACCCCACGGCATGCCTGACCGCCCGCTGTTGTATACGGTTTTTCTCTACAATGGTGCTTGGATTGCACCTACGGCTTTTTAGTTGTATTGCTCAACCCTCGTAACGATAAGGTACGGTATACGTTTTCTCGGTTTGTAACGTGTTATCTCACGGCTGGTTAACACCACAGCTTTCGGATTTACTCTTATCTGAGGTTTACTTTCTGCTTTTTTGAAGGGAAAGCGCAAAGAAATTCTAAGAATCGCCCGTACCCTATTCAAACGTTTGTCTTGTAGGTGTGAGGGGAGTCGAACCCCTCACGCTGCCTTGTCAGCTCACCTTATTCTATAGGTCGTTTTGCATCTTCGAGGTAATCGAAAGCCTCATTTATTTTGTCCGCTGCATCGTCCAAGTATTCCATACGAGCAAGAATTTTGTCACTCCTCTCATTGTCTGTTTCTTGTTCCGTCTCATCTTGGTCAACGTCTTTCAGTGTTTCAATTCTCTGCAGAACATAGTTAAGTTCGTTAAGAATGTCGTTAATAAACTCTCTTCTTTCGTTTGTTGTCATAGCTGTCGTTTTTAGAACTCTTTTATTACGATGTGCTTTCGCCACGCGTTTAAGAATGTCATTTTGAACACTTCTTCGCCTATGTAGGCGTAAGCCCCTGACACAGGGTTGAATAAATATCCGTCTTCGTAGATGAAACTGTTACCGTAATCTTTGAATGTGCAATATTTCATTTTAGTCCAAGTTAAGATATTTAGATACTTTGTTTACGAGGCTCTCTATTGAAGAGTGGAGCGAAGAGTTGACAGCGTAATCAACATTCTCCTTGCAATAAGAAACGAGGATTTTCCTGTCATGCCAGCGAGTTATTATTACATAGAAGTCGCCATTCCTGACCTCTCCTGTAAACTGGTTGTACAAGCGTTCTCTGCAATTATCGAAGGTTATTGCTTCGTATAACTCTTTTTTGTTCACTGGGGTAATTGTCTGTATCATTGTTGTTTTGTTTTAGTTGTTTTATTTTCTTCTCCAACCGAAGTTGTATCTTTTTTTGAGCAACATCTGAGTTTTCTTGTGGTTCTCTTTGCGCCATTCGCTCCAACCCGTCATATTTGGTTCTTTAATTTTGTTTGAATCTGTAAACATTGTTGTTTTGTTTTATTGTTTGTTACTTTGTTTCTTAATTGCGTTGCAAAGATATAACAAAATTATATTCTAACAAAATAAAGGTATAAGAAAATTATAAGTTTAATATATTTTTATTTTCCACATCTAACGAAATATATCTATATTCGCGTAAAACTCAATGAGTTATGCGAGATTACAGAAATGAACTATTAAGCAAGTCAACCTCGGCAGAAAAGTCTGTTTGCCGAATTTTGGACAAGTTGGGCGTGAAATTCATACGCCAGTACAAGATACAGACACCCCGTAAGACATTCTACATAGACATATATGTTCCAGCCCTGAACGCCTGCATAGAGGTCGATGGTAAATACCATTTTACGGACAAGCAAAAGCGGCTTGACAGCAACAGAAGTGCTTGCATAAGAAGAATTGGGCTGTCAGTAATTCGGATATGTAATACAGATGCATACTCGGCTAAATCTGTGAAATCAATGCTGCAAAGGCATATTTTGCGGCAAAATCGAAAGAAAAACAAATAATGCGCAGATGTGTGGCTTTCTTATTATCTACATTTGTTATTGTATAATTCAATTAAATCTATGAACAAGAAAGTATTTAACGCACTTAAGACCTTGTATGCAGACAAGGGGTTGAGCCAAACAGAACTGGAGGAGTTGGCTGGCGTAGTCGGTCAAAATCTCAGCGAAGATGCAAGCGAAGACGACATTAACAACGCAGCAAGCGGTGTTTCGGCCTATGTAAACATCATGCAGAAGTTCGGTAATAGATGCGCATCGGCAGTAGAAAACAAATACAAAGGCTATGTTAAGCCAAACGTGAATCCAGAACCACCTAAGAAGCCAACAGAAGAAGGGCTTACGAAGGAGCAAGTTGCAGAAATGCTTAGGACTGGCATTGACGAAGCCTTAAAGCCTTACAAGGAGAGAGAGGAACGACAAAGGTTGAACGGTATTCTTGCAGGTCAAGATAAGCTAAAAGGCATTCCGTCTAAATTCGTTGGCCGTTACAATCTCGAAAAAGAAGAAGATGCCGCATCACTTGCATCACAGATTGAGCAGGATTATGCAGAAGAGCGCAAGGCGATATTATCATCACTCGGACTTGCCGATATCCCATTAGGCAATGGTGGCGAGCCTGACAGCGATGAGGACTTCGCGAAGAAAATGCAAGATGCACAGAAAGCACTTGCTAAATCTTAAAAACCAAAACGAATAAAACATGATATACAAAGAAACTAAACCGACCAATATTCAAGAGGGTGTATGGGACGAGAAGTCTTGTGTGCGCAGACAGAGCGGTTTCAATCTTGACCAGACTGGACTCCCTGCAACATTGAAGTGGTTGCCAAAGGGCGCACCGCTGGCACTTACAGCGTCAGGCAAGGTAAGTGTATGCAAGACAGCAAAGGTCTACGAGGCAGCAGCTAAATCAGCAACAGAGGTAAAGGTGTATAAGGGCCATCTCCTCGCTGTTGGCGACAGCCTTGCAGGTTCTGCAATCACAGCTATTGACACAAGCAATGCAGACTTTGACAAGGTAACAGTTGCAGCGTTGGCAGAGAAAGCAGACAAGGACGCAGTTCTTGACAACGGGAATGCCGCAAAGGTTATCGGCCTTAATTATGCGAGTATAGAACTTGACGGTATGCAGAGTTGTACCCCGACCTTGCAGGCTTACGAGATTGAGGAAGATACACTTCCTTATCCAATTAACGATGCTATCAAGGCCGCATTAACCTCGCGTCACGCATTCAAGATTAAGTAACATAAAAGAACTTATAAAAAAGAACATATATGGATTCACTGATAAAAGAGCTTGAGAAGCCGAAGCGGTTTGACTGCTTTATTCAAGAGCAGATGAAGAACTCTACCTATATCGCAGAATGGAAGAGTGAAATTCGCTCTGTGGAATATTGCGCAGCAAAAGTATATCAGGCATATCTCGCTGAATATGCTGCCGCAATGGTCGGTTCAATCATTGCAAAGGACGCAGAGAAGCCCACACACCAGATGCCAACTGCAAGTATGTTGATGGGTTCTCTGAGCCGCATCGCAGACGAGTGGCAGATGGATAACGACCGACTGGAGCAGTATTATTACCTTGAAGGCCGTTACAAGGACAAAGAAGCAACATTCTCACAAGAGCAAAAGCAGGTGGAATACGCCAAGCTCGTCAAGTTCCTGTTTGACCCATTCGAGAAGGCTGTAATCGCTCCTCACAAGCGTATTGATATGCTCTACTTCGAGGGCTTGTTCAACGGCACACAGACCGTAGACGGAACAAACAACAAGAAGTCGCCAGTGTCGTATACATACGACCTTGGCGTCAAGCGTTTCAAGGCCAAGGTCGCAGCATGGGGTACGGAAACTGCAACACCTCTTAGCGACATTCAGGAGATTGTAGACTATCTCGGTTCTAAGGGCAAGGTCGTACGCAAGATGCGTATGTCAATACGTACATTCCGCAAGATGTGCAAGGCCAAAGAACTCAAAGATGTATTCACACTGAAACTTGGCAAGGTTGAAGTAAATAACGCACGAGTATCTTACAACGAGGTAAATCAGTACTTGCAGACAATTCTCTTGCCTGAAATCACTATCGAAAAGGATAGATACAGTCTGTTGCAAGACGGCACGTCAATCAACATGACTCGTGATGACAGAGTCGTGTTCCAGTGCGCTGACAATGTGGCTGTGCTTAAGGTTTCTGACCCCCTTGAAACGATTGACCCTATCCCCAATAAGGTTTATTCAGTATATGATGACAACCATGTTGGTATGTGGCGAAGCGACAAGGGCCGTTTTATCGACTACGAAATGTGGGCTAATCCCGTATTCACTGGCAAGGAAGATTTGTATATCCTCGAAACGGATAAGACGAACTAATAGATAATTCATTGTTGTTTTTAGGTTGTTATGAATAACAGAGAAGCAGTTGCGGCCACTATTGAGCCATATAGTGTGTCAGACGATAGCATTGATAAGGCTCTTATCGACGCAGGTGAACGCTTTGGCGAAAATCCTCCCGAAACAGAATACACGCTGCAAGGCAAGAAGTGTGTTGCACTTGCTTCGATGTTATGTTTGTCAAGATTGCGTGTGCTCGCAGCGGAAAATATAGGCGGCATATCGCAAACTTATGCGGTAAGCAAATTGGAAAAATCTATACAAGCAATAGCAAGTGATGCTGGAATATCCGCAGACCTTGTGCTTGCTGATGATAGTGAAAATGTTGTTAGCTGTATATCAATATGAGATTAGAGGATAAAATAATACTCGAACGTGTTGTTGCTGGGCAAGATGAACAATTAAACCCGACTGAAACAATACAGAAGATAGACCTCGGTAAATGTATCATAACACCGAACTCGTCAGCAGCCAAAATCAAAGGCAATGACGGTTCGGATTATGTATACAGTTATCTCGTAATCATGCGAAAGCCTAAAGATATAACGCTAATACCGCAGGCGAACGAAAAGGTAAGGATAACAAAAAAAGATGGTTCTATTGACATGATGTGTAGGGTGTCAGGCTTTGTTACCTTGCGTAGATGGTTAAAGATATGGCTGTAGAAGCATTTGGGTTTGACGAAGTCTTGCGTAAATTAGGTTCAAGCGATTTGTCAAGCGAACAGTCTGCCCCCGATACGCGTATATTGCGTGAGTTGCAAGTAATAGCGGAAGAAGCATGCAATGATGTGAGAGATACGTATAAGTCACGCGCAAGCGGAGGGTATGATGACCACACTCGCGGTCTACGAGGAAGTATAGGTTTCAGAATCAGTTTCCAAGGCAAAGAAGTCGTGAGAGGTGGCTTCGATGGCAGAGGAAGTGAAGATGGAGAAGAAGCCGCAAATAGCGCAATCTCAAAGATGTCAATTAGTAACTCAACATGGGAGATAGTAATTGTCGCTGGAAAGGAATACGCGCGCTATGTAGAGGCGAAAGGCTACAACGTCATATCATTTATCCAAAGTTCTATTGACGAAAAGATGAGCAAACTAAAACAAGACATCAAAAATGGTAATATATGAATGGAATGCAGGCCGTTACAAACCTATCGGAGTATATTGCAAAGAATATTGTCGATATTAAGGTGTTCAAATTTGAAAAGCCTACGAACTTCGAGGGGGATTACATTTGCCTGAACTATCTGAATATATCTTACGGCAGAGCAGTCAACACATCTTGCATCGTGAACATCAATCTACACGCAACCGATATGACTGACAGCCAGCCAGACACGGAGAAACTGCAAAGAATGAGTGAGCGCATATTCAGCCTTATACCGTGTCGAAATATAGACACAGAGGACGATGAGCGCGAGCTTATAATCGGTGGGGCTTGGTATAATATAGAAAGTGATAGCAACTGTATTAAAGACAATGACGGCACACATTTCATAAACATAAGAGTACAAGTAACATTTACGAATTAAAATAGAAAAAGATATGGCTAACAAATCAGGTGCATGGGGTATTGAGAGCGTGAAATTTGCCCCTCTTGTAGACAGCCCTACGGTCGGTAATAAAACAAGCCAACCAGCTGTTGAAGCAAAGTCCCCCTTCCCAACAAGCTGGAGCGAATTTAAGTTGAGGGCGATTGTAAAGGACTCGCTTAGCTTCAACGACCAAGCACCATCTACTAACAATATCGAAGTAGAGGACAGTGATAATTATTATGCTGTGCTTCAAAGCGATGCAGGTTCTGAGGGCTTCACTGTTCAGGTCTATGACATGAGCGAGGAAGCATATATGTTCTTCTTTGGCTTCAAGAAGGGTGCTGCAGAAGGAACAGATAAAGGCTATCTTGTCGAAGACCCGAAGTTTAAGCTACAAAATCATGCCGTACAGATAACCACAAAGGGTACAGACGAGTTTCCATCGCACATCTTCGAATGGGCTAACATGAAGCTCGTTGTTACTAAGAGTGGAAGCATTGGCAAGAGTGGTTTCCCGAATATCAACATTGAATGCACGAAACAGGCTGTATTCGATGTTAAGACTGGCGAGGAAATGCCTTCTGCACGCCATAAGGCGAACGCTGGTTCAACAAGCAGCAATACAGGCCACGACCATTCAACAGTAAGTAAGAACAGCTAAATTCCCACCATCATATTTTTAGCGGTAGCGACATTGGGCCGCTACCGCTTTTTCATTAACACCTATGGAACAAGAAAATAAGACATCATCAGTATTAGCGGAGAAGGCAATTTGGGTACGATTTGGACTCATTCCTTTCCGCATTCGTCCTCTCACCTTGGCTCAGATATGGGAGATTGGCGAAAAGGTGCAAGAGTGCAAGCAATTAGAAGTTGAAGGCCGATTTAACGCGATAGAGAAGATGCTTTCAGCGCATCAAGACATAAGAACGCTGCAAAAGATAGTCGTAAAGGCTGTTTTCCGCTCGTCTGTTGCGAGGTTTTTGCTTGGCTGGTATATCCGTAAGCATACAACAATGAAACGCTACAAACAAGTGATTTCTTTCTGCTCGCAAAGTTTTAATGCACCCTTTTTTTTTCAATCTATGATTTTCCTGCGCGGCGCAAAGCAAGTGACGATGAATACTCACGAAGCACCTCTCCCTGGGGCTTCGTAGGAGGAATAATGAAGTACTTCCGAATGAGCTACGAAGAAGTCGTGTTCAGACGGAGCTACATTAACCTTATACTACTTAACGCTGCAATCCCTGGAATTAAGCCACTTGACGAAGATGAAAACGAAACAGAGAACCAGCACAACAGCCAACAGAAACCAAGTAAGAATTATATAACCAACGACAACGGGAATAGCTTTTTCTCGTCCTTAATGTAAGTAATATATATGGCAGAAGATATAGATGGCGCATTGGGCATACGTGCCACGATTGACGCAGATGATGTAAAGAGAGGCGCAGATGAGTTCATTGACGCATTGATGAGAATGCAGATGCAAGCAAACAACGCGGCAAAAACCATCTCGTCAGACGTTTCGCTTATGACGTCCAATTTGTCGAAGTCAGATGAAGGTATGGCCAAACAGGCCAACAACGCAGCTAAGACGTCAGCGGAAATCAAGAACCTTGGTAACAGCTATTCACAAGCCAGTTCTAAGGGCGAAAATCTTGTGAGTACATTGTACAAGATGCAAGATGCTGGCGCAACAGCAGATGCAATGTTTGCATCTCTTGCGAAATCTGCAGCGAGTTTCGGTGTTGCTTTTTCGGCACAAGAATTTGCTTCTCACGTGACCAATATCAGAGGGCAATTCCAGCAGATAGAAATGGCGTTTAACACAATGCTCGGAAGCGAACAGAAGGCCTCTGCACTCATGCAACAGATGGTGAATACAGCGGCTTCTACACCGTTCGACTTGCAGGGGGTTGCAAATGGAGCAAAGCAGTTGTTAGCGTATGGCTTGGAGGCGAATAAAGTCAACGGAACACTCGTTAGGCTTGGTGACATTGCAGCAGGATTGTCAATTCCTCTCAATGATATTATCTACTTGTATGGCACAACAATGAGTCAAGGGAGACTCTATGCTCAAGACCTTATGCAATTCACTGGCCGTGGTATACCTATGATTGCAGAACTCGCTAAGCAATTCGGTGTTTCAGAAAGCAAGGTAAAAGACCTCGTATCTGAAGGCAAGGTCGGTTTCCCCGAAGTCCAAAAAGCTATCGAGGACTTAACTAATGAGGGCGGCAAGTTTGGTGGCCTTATGGAAGCACAGAGTAAGACGCTGACAGGACAACTCGCTAATCTTGAAGACAACATAGATATGATGTTTAACGAGATTGGAGAGAAGTCTGAAGGTGCTATTGGTGGAGCAATAGAACTCGCGGCTGACATGGTAGACCACTATAAAGAGATAGGTTCTGTTATAATTAGTATTGCAGCAGCATGGGGCATGAATAAGGCTGCAACGGCAGCAGTGGCAGCAGTTAATAATGCCGCAGCAAGTCAAGAAATTGCAAACCTTGAACAGGAAATTGCGCTGATACAACAGAAAAACGGAATATCAGCTCTTGATAATGACCTCGGTCAGCAAGTGGAAGGTGGAAGTATAGACCTCAACAAAGCGAACCAGATACAAGAATTACGCAATCAGCTTAAAGCATTACACGAGGAAGAAGTACAAGCAGCGCAGGACGCTTTCGATACAGCTAATAAGGCATGGGAGGAAGCACAATCTTCTTTTGCTTCTGCTTCAGCTGGTGTAGAAGATGCGAAAAATGTTGTTGATGCCACAAACGAGCAGATAGACGCAATAAACGAAAAAATTGCAGTTGCATTCAACGAGGGTGACGCAGAGGCTTTTGCGGCAGGAGAAGCAGAATTGGCGGCAGCAACGAAACAACGAGAAGCAGCGGCAGATAACCTTTCCACTGCATCTAAGGCGAAAGAAACAGCAGCAACTAATGTGCAAGCAGCGGCAACAGCCAAAAATACGGCTGCAACGAATTTAAGTTCAGTGTCCAAAAAAGCTCAGGTAGTTCAGCAGAATATAGACACAGCATCAAAGTCCGCGAACTCTTTAGCGACGAAAGCACTCACTTGGGCTACAGGACAGTTGACAACCGCATTCAACGGCCTTAAAGCGGCCTTTGCATCTAACCCGATAGGAATGGCTCTTACAGCTATTTCTATCGGTATAGGCATATTCTCTGCTTTCTCTGATAGTACAGAAGAAGCAACAGAAGATGTAAAGAGATTTGGTGAAGAAGCAGTAAAAACACAATCAAATGCAACGACACTGCTCGCAGTCGTTAACTCAGTTGACAAAAATTCAAAAGTATACAAAGATAGCATAGAAGAACTTTGCGGCATATACGATGAGTACGGCATCAAGATAGACAAAGAAAAAGATAAATTATCGCAAGTAAACCAATTCAGGGCTGAGCTGATTAAACTCATTCAGCAGGAGGGGCAAGCAAGAATAAATGCTAATGCACTTGAGAGCTACAACAAGAGTATTGAGAAAGAATCGAAAGACCTAAAGGATAAATTACAAGAATCTTTTTCAAGCGGTTGGGACGCGATAGATGATGATGCAATGCGCAGGGATTTCGCCCCAGGGGAAGAAATGTATGAAGCTAATATTAAGGTCGGAGAACAATGGAAAAAATTCTCAGAGATGTCAGAGCAGGCTTCTGTTGTTGCTACATCAATCATCACATCGTACGCATCTAAATGGAAAGAAGCTAACGGAAATGTAAGCGAGCAGAATAAGCTATTATCTCAGATGTACTCATCATTCAAGGGACAGATGGGTAACATGGGAGTTGATATTACATACCTTAAGACTGGATTTAGTGATTATGCGAAATCGGGATTAAACAATATTGCGATGTTGATGACAGCGCAGGCGCAGTATGCAAAGAAGGTTCAAGAAGATAGTGACAGAGCAGCAGCAAAGCAGAAAGCAAATAATGACATCACGAAGATGTCAGTTGAAGATTTAATTAAGAAATACAACGAAGCGTCCACAAGCGTTTCAGACCTTGGAGATAAAGAAGCGAAACCTAAAGTAGATTCTTCGGACGCAGAAAAAGCAACAGAAGAACACGACAAGGCGTCAAATGCTTCTGACAACTTAGACAAGAAGAAAGCGAAGCCTAAAGTAGATGCCAGTGATGCAGACATCGCAAAGACAAAAGTTAATACACTCTCCAGCTTGCTTGCAAAACTGTCTGGCACACAATGGTATGTTAAGATTAAATCGATATTCGACAGGAATGCTCCGTCAAAAGGGAATAAACCTCAAAAGACAAATGGATTATTCTCTAATTTCCCGAGCAACAATAATCTTCCATGGAATAAACCGAAACAACCATATAATGGGCCTTTTATAACACCACAAGCAAAGCAAAATGCGCAACAGCCTCAGAAGGAAACAAGCAAAAAGCAAACAACGAAAGCAAGCCAGAATTCTCAAAAGGAATACCTGAACCAAATAAAGAAAAGATACACTGACCAAATAGAAAATGCTCATTCTAATGATGCGATTGATGCGATAGTCAAGGACTTAAAGACACAGGTTAGTGCTGCTGACGATAGGACGGAATTGCGAAAGGTGTTGGTCGGGCTCAAAGCAAAGGCACAGGATAAGCAAAAGAAGTTGAATAAATCTGCTGGTAATGAGACTGGAGGCGGTAAAAAGAGTGGGAAGAAAGGAACAACAAGGACAAAATCTGCCGCAGAAATAAAATCTGACAGAATTTCAATTCAGAAAGATGCCAAGGAAAAAGAAGGTAACGAGATTGCTAAGATGCAGCAAGAAATTACTGATGATAGCATAAAATATATGGACGAATCTCTCAACAAGGAGATTAAGGAAATAGAAAATAATAAGAACAAAGAAGAAAAGGCGTTAGAAGATTGGCTAAATGCGATTATAAAGAATAGAAAATCTGTATCAGAAAAATTGTGGAAAGCAGGAAATCACAAGAAAGGTGAAACTTGGCAGAACACAAAGGACGGAAAAAAGACAGATGCCCAGTGGAGAGACGAAGTGTTATCTGACACCAATATTTCCGCTGTCTATAATAAGCGCAAGAGCCAAATAGTTGATAATGCTTCAAAGGATAAAGCGACTGCAATAAAAGAGCATTTTGCTGAGTATGACAGTCTTTCCGATAAAGAAAAACAAATGAAGAAATTGAGGGCCGATATACAATTTCTTGAGAAAGAATTGCGGAAGGCCACTGACGAAGCAAGCAAAAATGAAATTGAAAAGCTAAGAAAGAACGCCCAAGCCCAACTTGATTGGGTGTCACAATCAAAGGACGCATGGAATGACTATTACGAGAAGTACGGGACATTCTTGGAGAAACGCAAGGCGTTGGGTGAGAAGTTTATGTATGAGACAACTGGTCTTGACCAAGACTCAGCGCAATACAAATTAAAAGTTGAGGAATTTAAGGCTGCGAATAAAGCCCTTGAATTTGAAGAAGTCAAGAAGCAGCTGAATTGGGAGGACGTCTTTGGTGACCTTAGCAGTCTTAGCAAATCTGCCTTGGCAGAGCTACAAAGTCAGCTTGAAACACTAATCAGGAACGATAAAAATCTCTCAATAGAAAGCATTAAGGCCATCAACGAAGCAATAAATAAAGTCCGCGATGAACAGACAAAGAAAGGCTCACTTATAGGCGGATTATTTACTTCGGTACGCAATCTGAAAGAGAAGTCACAAGCGGCAAAGACTGCACAGGCACAAGTTCAACGTGTTGGCGGTGGAAGTCTTTGGAAGAGATACCAAAATGCTTCGTCAGCAGGAGAAAAGGCAGAAATACGCGCGGAGAAAGTATACGACCCTGTAACTGGCGAGCTGAAAACATTTGGTGATATGCTTGATAAAGCAGCAAAATCAACAAAAGACTTATCAGATGCGCAGAAGACAGCGCAATCCTCAATTAAGTCAGTCGGCAGCGGCTTTACTGCAATGTCGAATATGGGCAAGGACGTATCTACTATGCTCGAGAAGTTCGGTGTGACAATGCCCGAAGGTTTAGGAACCATGTTCGATGGGATTGGAGAGATAGGTTCAGCGTTTGATGGATTCGACTTGACGAAGATTGGGTCTTTTCTTGACATCGGGAATTACGTACACGCTATCACTGGCGTATTCAGTGGAATCGCAGACGTATTTACGGGAATGTTTAAGATGATATTCGGTAAAAGCGACTCACTTAAAGCCTATGAGAATGAAAGGAAACATTACGAAAAACTGTCGGGTATATGGAGTGACCTGATAGAAAAGAAGAAACAATACATTGAAATGAGTTTCGGAGATGGCGCAAAGGAGGCTATCAAAGAAGTAGAAGCATTATACAAGGCCGAAGAAAAGTCGCTTCAAACACTTGCGACAAAGTATCTGCAAGTACGTAATACAGGTGCTCACAGCTACGGTTACCGCATAGACCGCGACCTTGGAACAAAGGGCTTGCAAGCAATGAGCCAAGCGGCAGGCGTGCAGATTAACAGCGTGTCTGACCTAACGAACCTCAGCTACGACCAACTTGTAGCAGTCAAAGGCGCAGACAATGGCGAATACTGGGCGAAGCTCCCCGTAGAGATGCAAGACTACTTGGACAAGTTGATTGAATGCAAGAAGGCTACGCAAGACTTCCAAGAGGACACGAAAGAGAAGATGACAGGTATCAAGTTCGATGATATGTACTCAAACTTCATGTCGGTTCTCGAAGATATGAACAGCGGTGCGGACGATTTCGCTAATTCGGTGAAAGACAAGATGCGAAAGGCCCTCATAGACAACACTATGGGTAAAGAAGTCGAAGAGTGGACAAAGGATTTTACGGAACGCTATCAGAAGCAAGTCGAGGCCGATGGAGGGAAACTTACCGAGGAGGACGCGCGTAAGTTTCAACAAGAACTGGAAGAGAAGAGCAACTACTTTACCAATAAGAGAAACGACACTCTGAACAATTCTGGGCTTGGCGGTGAAGCAAGTGACGGGTCGCAAACAAAAGGCTTCGCAGCTGCATCAGAGAGCAGTATTGAGGAACTTAGCGGCCGCGCATTGGCACAGACAGAAGCATTGTATCAGATACGTGATAATCAACTCATTGACACGCTGAAATACGACAAGATAAATGACAGTCTTTGCCAGATGATAAACATCGAAAGAGGCAGAAATGAGTATTACGACACCTCAATAGAGATACAACGAACTTCTGTAAGTCATCTCGCTGCAATAGAAAAGAACACAAATGAGCTATACAGCATGAATGAGCGACTTGCAAAAATAGAAAAGAACACGCGTAACATATAAGAATATGACTGGACAAATTATAATCAACGGAAAGGATATCTGGCTAAACTATAAGGCCCAACCACTGAAAGGTACTTACAACACACTGCAAGGCAACTTGGAAACGAAAGAAGTAATAAGCAACGAAAGTCGCCTTGAAAATGGAGTAAGACTCGTTATAAACTCGGATAGTATAAAGGTGCAGAAACGCGAGTTTTCACTCACTTTCTTACTTGAGGGAAGTACGTACAGCGAGATACAAGCTAATACAGACCTTATGCTGGGCGTATTGCGCAGCGGTATGATTAACTTTGAGGCAAGACGAATCGGGCAGACATTCAAGCTACTTTTTCGTAAGGTTGAAGAAATCACGGATTACAGACGAGATAAATTCAGAACAATCAAAATCAAGTTCCTTGAACCGAACCCGACAGACCGATAAAACTGCACTCTGAATGACATTACCAATATACAGCCCAAAGGGAGAGCTAATATACGAGATGCCCAATATCTTCGTTGGGTGTATCGAACGCAAAGAGCTGATGAAGGAAGATTACGTGGAACTGCACTTCAATCTTGCAGAACCCGTATTCTTTCCTATTGGCTCATATTGTACGTGGAATGACAAGGTGTATCAAGTCACTGAGATACAATCACCGACATACGACAGCAACACGGGCGGTTATCAGTATGAACTGAAACTCGAAGCATACTACTTCGCGTGGAAGAACAGAATGTACAAATACAAATCGAAGTACAACAACACGCTGGAGGCGTCATTCAACCTCACGGCCAACCTCGAAGAACAGGTCTACACCCTTGTGCGCTGCCTTAACGATGTGGAGGGCATGTTCTATAATGGTACGGAGAAATACACGTATAAAGTGCATAAGGTTGATGGCGATGATTTGGAAAAGGTTAAAACGCAATCTTACTCGTCAGTCAACTACATTGATGCGCTGGCACAGATAGCAGAAGCTTGGGACACTGAATGGTGGGTAATAGGAAACGTGATACACTTCGGCAAGTGTCAGGACGCAGAGGGAACGAACGTGGACTTTATCCTTGGCAAGAATGTCGAAAGCATGGACGGGTCTAAGAGCGAAACAGACTATGCAACGCGTGTGTATGCCTTTGGCTCTTCAAACAATCTGCCTGCGAACTGGGATAAAGGTGATGTAGAGCTTACCGTCACGGGGCTGAAAGGAACAACAGACAGTTGGTATTTCAGCTCCGAATATCCTTTCTACTCCGAGTATTTTGACAAAGTAACGGAGGTAAAGGTAGATAATAACTCATTTAAGAATTTTGGAAAGGCTGCGATAGACAGAACAACATTCAATAATGATAACTTCGCGAACAGACCTGCAGTATTCTACTTCGAGGTAAAACTTGCAAACAGCGTGAAACTGATACAAGGCGAGTATAAGGAGCAGCTCCTCTACAAAAAGTCTGACACATTAAGTATGTTGCCACTAAATTTGAAATGGACAGCAGGCAGCATAAAAAAAGATAAAGAATACTTAAGAGCAGGAGGCATCTACGCAGTAGTCACAGATGCAGCAAAGGCTAAAGGGAGCAATCTCACAATAGGCACAAAAACAATTCAGAACGTGCTTGCATCATACAAGTATGCACTGAAATTGGACGGAATGGGTACTGGAGCGAACAAGGTTCAAGCAATACACCATTTCAATTTTCCAAAGCTGAAATTAGAAGCAGATACAGAAGTCTGCGTGCAATATGTGCTTGAGATAGCTACTGGATATGGCCGAATATCGGGCGAGTTATCAATAGGAGATGCTAACGCGGAAATAGGATTCACGGACAACCGAGCGCACACCTACACTCAGGCGGAATGCAAAATAACATTCACTAAAACAAAGAAGGAAGCAAAGGCTATATGGTATAACACCACACAATACATCGAACCAACGCTTGATGTACATACGAGTATGTTCAAGATTGCAAAGAGCGCAATCACGCTTAAAGGTGGAGAAAAATTCACGCTTAACAACCTTGTAAAAGCGAAGCTTCCGACACACTTATTCCCAGCAAATAAGCAAGACGCAGAGGCAATCAAGGCCCTCGCTGAAACGCGATTAACGCTGCCATCGCCTGGATATATAGACACACAAGAGGCCAAGGACGGAGAGATTGTTGAAAAAGTGCTTGTATTCGATGACATCTATCCTCGCACAAAATCAAAAATAACAGAGGTGCGCGACAAACTGCAAAATGTAGTGGACGAGAACAAGCAGCCAACAGGCGAGAAATACACCGAATATTACATCAAGACGAACTCGTTTGTCTTTGATATTAAATGGCAGCTCCCAACAGGCAGCAATATGCAAGTCATCTTCCAGTCTGGCCCACTCGCAGGACTGACATTTGATGTGCAGTTCAACAGTTCCGAAACGCCCACAACGCCAACCATTGACCATCAGTTTTTCCGCATTTTAAGAAAGCAGTTCGATGGCGGCCTATACCTCCCGAATAAGTCAATGCACCCCGAAAAAGGCAACGAATTTATCCTGACTGGTTGGGACAGCTCGCGAATTGCAGACCTTACACTGATAGACAATGCTCAAGACGAACTTAAAAAGGAAACGCAGAAGCAAATCAAGAAAATGATGATTGACCCAAATACCTATGAATGCACCTTGTTTTCGGACATAGCGTATGGCGTGAGGGAGAAAACATACATTACAGATGACAGCGGCAACACACTTGTTGACGATTACGGCAATGAGATAGTGCAAGATTACAGCGGAAGCGACCTTGACGAAAAAAACGCATGGGACTTCGACCTCGGCAGACGAGTAACAATGTATAACGCTGCACTATTCCGAAGCGGAAAGCGCGAAAGCCGCGTTATGGGCTACGAAAAGAAGATGGACATACCTTATGACAGCCCAACATACATCATCGGAGAAAAGGCCACCTACTCCAAGTTCAAGGACTTGGAGAAGCAGATAAATAACGAAGTGAGCCTTAATATTGGCGGCAGCACACTCGTAAGCGAAGGCACATCGGGCGGAGCATCAGTCTATATCATCAAGACTAACGACACAACAAAAGAAACTGATGATAACGTGTATTCTGCTCTCCGTATGAAGAACACCTTTCTCCACAGCCGCGATGATGACAACGCACAAGGGCTGATAACATTCGAGGCTGGTGCAATGTTCGCAAGCGGTTACAGCGGAAATGACACTGCCGCAGATGGTATAATAGAATATTTTGAATAGATATGGCAAGATTACTTAGCACATGGTTTAACGGTTTTGTGGGGAGCGCAAGAAGCACAGGAAACAAGGTGCTTAACGCTTTCGGCAAGGTGGTGTGCGAGATGCAAGAATACTTTGCTTCGGACTTCATGGGACATGGGTGGAAGATATTCAACAGTGGTTCGGAAGAAAGCCCCGAATATACGCTTGAAATAGACAATGTAAAGGTGCGCAAAGCCTTTATAGCCCATGAGCTGATAATAGACCAAGTGCGTGCGATATGCGGCTCACTCGGTATCAGCCAGGCGTGCGGAAAGGTGAAGGAAGTAAGTCTGCGCACCGATGAACACGGAAACCTATATTACCTCATTAAGCTTGAAGGCGAAGCCACTCACGGATATGGCGGCTTTGCGAAGAATGACCTTATACGCTGCCAGCGCGTGGAGGTAGGTTCTGATGGCGTGACCAAAGGCATAAAGGGCTACTGGGTGAAGATTGAGAGCGCAAACATGAAGGAGGGCTGGTTTACCGTCATGGCCAGCGAGTTTGTGGGCGAAATCATGCAGGAAGAAGAATCGGAATTTGTGGAGAGCAACGATGTGCCGATGAACTTGCCTGCGGCTGGTGACGAGATTGTGCAGTATGGCAACATAACCGAACCGAGCCGACAGAATGCGATATACCTCCATGCTACCAAAAACGGCGTGCCGACTATTGACTTGCTTAATGGCGTAAACTCCAAGTCTTTTTCGGGCAAGATAGTTGCAAGCTTAGGCCGTATACCTGATGGTGGTGGATTTGGTTTGTATCTGCGAAATGGTACAATAATATCACTTAACAGCAATAGCGGAAAATATAATTACCATTTTAAGGAGAACGGCAGCTTTAGCCTTGGGCAAGGTGCGATAGATTACGACCCCAAAACTGGTGTTGTGACGATTGGCAGTGATGTGGTGATTAAGTGGGGTGCGAACAGCAAGAGCAATGTGACCTATCAGATAGGCAGCAGCGGAGTTAATGCGCCAACGGGGACATGGCTAAACAGTGTGCCGCCATCGGAAGTGGGCAAATACCTGTGGACGCGCACGAAATGGCCCGATGGCACGTACTCTTACAGCGTGAGCTATATGGCGAAAGACGGCACGCCTGGAAAAGATGGTGCGGACGGGCAGGATATGCGTCCCAACTTGCTTGACTATACCGAGTTTAAGCAAGAAACGTTTGATAATGTGCCAAATCCAGACAAGACCTTTGCTTTGGAAGGCACAAGGGACGAGGGGTTGGACGGACATGGGGCGATAAAGGTAGAAACTGAGCAAAAAGTGAATGTAGAATCACTGATTAAAGAAATTTATGTTGACTTTTTCCAGCAGAATGTCAAAAATCAAATATCACCATCTACGTGGTACACGCTATCTTTTTATTTACTTGGTACAATCGTGGAGCGACCTGTCTATACCTATCTGTGGACATGGGACAAAAATGGCCTTACAATGGTTGATACCACAGAAAAAATGATTGTGGACGGAAAGGAACAAGACACACCAAAAGATGGTGGTGTTAAATTCCAGCCAACATATTCGTGGACTCGTCACACAGTGACGTTCAAGACTTCTGACAATTTGCCTGAAACTTGCCTTTGTTTGTTCCGAGTCATGAAGAAGTTTACTCAGCAAATCCATCCGATTATTCCGTGTGTTTACGTTACAGAGCCGAAGCTTGAAGTCGGCAAGGCTGCAAGTGCATGGACGAGGAGCGATAACGACATTGTTGGTATTGCGGTAGACAAGATAAATATGCCATCATGGGTGCGTCAGTGGGACGGACAGACCACCGAACTTGGTGCGGATTATGTGGCCGCGAAGAATGCCGCATTTGGCACGAAAGACGCGGAGGGCAAGTTTACAGGTATTGCCATGAGTGGTGAGGGCTTCGACCTTGGCGGCAAGGACACGAATGTGGTTGGGCTGTATGGCATCTCCAAGGACAACTGCCGTGTGATAATTGACCCGAAGAACGAGAAGTATGCGTTTCGTGGGAATATTTTCTGCGAAAGCGGACAAGTAAACGGATTGCTTGTAGGGTCATATCTAAAGGGGCTAACACAAGTTACGAATGAAAATGAATGGAATAAAGCATTTGAACTAAAAGGCAGCTATTACAGACCGAACTTTTTTGTAATTAACCCAATAGTCGTATTGTCATACGAAATAGGCGGCACAAGGAAAATCTCTCTCCCTCCTTATGGTAATACACCTGATGATTATGCTGAAAGTATAGCGTTTCTTGATTATAAGTTCTATATCATAAACAAGATGCCGCAAGTTCTTTCACAGAATATTATAGACATAAAAACTGGCATACCAGGCGCACTATACAAAAAGGATTCGACTATGTTATCAGGCAAGAGTTCAATATCCTATTACAGACTGATGACTGGTAAGGCTGTCATATTAACTGGCTGTATTGAAGAAAACGGGAGTTTCTATTGGCTCGTAGAAGAAGGCAGTACGAGCAGCGACCTTGGCAGCGGCAGTATAGAGAAGCCTTCATTTACCATTAAGGACAACACGAATATAGGGCAAATGACATGGAATAAAGTGCCACTGGCACCTGGCCCTTCTGATAACGGAGCAATAAAACCTTAACAATATGGCAACAGTAAAACTCAAAGACGTACTAAAATCGCTACCGCAGGACACGAGTCTGACGGGCAGCGAGATGGTCGTGATAAACGACAACGGGGAGAACAAATACATACCCTATTCAACGATAAGGAACGGACTTGTCAACGCCTCAGAGCGCAAGACATTGGCAAATACCGCAGAATGGCTCATTGCGCATGATAATGTAACGACCATTGATGCGCTGAACAAAGAACTTGACGCATTTGGTGCGGAAACTGCACAAGGTTTGCACCGCATGAAGTGTTTTGGCATTCCATTATTTGTGACGTTCGCGAATCTGAATGTGGGTGACGGCGTGTTAATGCAGACGATACAAGGCAGCATTACGTTTAACTCGGCAAAGACGAGTATAGCGTCAATCAACACAGTTGGCAACTTGACTATTGCTGTTCGTTACTATCAAGGCGGCAAGTGGGGCGCATGGAATACGCCTATGGAGCAAATCAAGCCCCCGACAGTTCAGACTTCGGTTAATGGCACAACTAAGAACTACATTTATTCTAATGGTACTGATGCTGATAAAAACTGTGTTGCGTCATGTAACTGGTGGATTTATTCAGAAAATGGTAGAATATATGTCCGTTGGAAAAGATGGGGTGCTGATAATAATACTCATTATGACCATGATAATGAAGAACATCAAACATCACAGTATATGATACCATATATGGGTAGTGATGGCGGCGCATGTTATCAAGACGGACTTTTACCATGGCAATGGGGACAACGAATGAAAGACTGTGGAGTAAACTTTAGATTCATTCGAGAGGAGCAAAGTACAGCAGAATATGTTAATTTACGCTATCTGAATTTTGCAAATGGTGGAGCGTATGATACACCAATTTCTAAAGCCACTTCTGCCAAAGCGGGGGTGATGACGGCTGCTGACAAGACAAAGCTTGATAATTTAACTGCTTATGCGCGTGACCTTGGAAATTTTGAATCAGAGGAAGCGGCTCTTGATGCGCTTAAAGCCATTGAAATATCAAGCAACTCTAATATTGTACACGTGCATTGCACGTATGCTAACGGAGCAATGAGTATTACAATGATGCAGAGCATTGAGAATGATTATACAAGGCAAGTTATTTTCAATAAATCAAAGGTCTTTCAACGTGCTATTTATTTTACTGATGGCACTCGACAAGAAATAAGTCATGTGGAAGATTGGAGTTGTCTTTTCGGTGATAGATTACATTGGGATAGCGGAGAGCATAAATATGTATTAAGCCAATTTGGTTTACCTTTCAATAAGGAACATACAGACCCTATACCTACTGCAACAACGACAAATGATGGCTTAATGTCTGCTACCGACAAGCAACTTTTAGAACAAATTAAAACTAAACTTGGCTTATGACTAACCACATCAGCACGAAAGAATTAAGCATTTCGGCTGCGACAACTGCAAAAGCTGGTGTGATGACGGCAGCGGACAAAGAACTATTGAATAAGATAAAAGCAAAACTCGGATTATAATGAACAGACTGCAAGAAATTAGGATTGAGTGCGTAAAGATAGCAGCATCTCGCGGCGACATAAAGCCAGATGAGATAGTTGAAGTTGCGAGAGAGATAGAAGCCTATGTAAGAAGAAAGGAGGGCGAATTTTGACTGACATAATACAAACTATCAGTTCTATCGTTACAGGCGTAGCTATACCAGTGCTTGGCATATTTCTTTTTTACGATGCTAAGAAAAGAGAAGCTTCTGCAAAAGCAGGTAAGGCCGAGGCAGACAATATCACGCAATATGCTGCCCAATGGCAGAAATTGTATGATGAGAAGGTGAAGCACGAAGAAGAACTGAATGGAAAGATTGATGCGCTATATGTGCAGTTGAATGAGCAACGCGATGAACTTGCACGACTAAAAAAGGAAATGGCAGAACTGGTTGTGAAGCAGCAGTATGCGGAGAGTCAAAAATGCACGGTGTTTGGCTGTCCTAACCGTCAACCTCCACAACTTCTGTGTGCAAGCAGTAATCACCCTGAGCAATGAGTCTATGAGATTAACGAAATATATCACTGAATTGATACGTGTGGACAGTGGGCACAGCAGCAAGGCGTTTTTCCTTGTCGCAGTTACACTGATAGGGTGTGTGTTGCTGCTCTGTGTAGCATTTGTTCTGATATGGGAAGTTATGAACAGTAACACAATACACACTGACCTTATGGGGCTTAGTGCTTTCGTAGGCAGCGTAGCAAGTTTGTTTGTTACAGCTGGTATTACCAAGGTGTATGGCGAAAAACGTGAGAACAAAACTGAATAAAAATTGGCGCGTTTCACAACGCACCAACCCCTCAACATAACCATGTCAAAACAAAAATATTAACACCTACAAAGGTAAGAAAAATAAGTTTAGACGTATGGAAAATTGGAAAGAATTAGCGGCATTTGTGCTGGAGCGCGAGGGCGGCTATTGTAACAGAAAGGCTGACAAGGGAGGGCCGACTAACAAGGGTGTGACATTGGCCACTTACCGCAGTGTGTATGGGCAGAGCAAGACGGTTGAGGACTTGAAGCGCATTACTGACGCTGAGTGGGAACACATATTCAAGAGATACTACTGGGATAAGTGCAAGGCGGACTACATACAGGACAAGAGTGTCGCCTTCATTCTCGTGGATTGGGCCTATAACAGCGGAGTCAAGACGGCCGTGACGCACTTGCAGCGGATAGTTAAAACGACTGCCGATGGCATCATGGGCAAGCAGACCTTGCAGGCGGTTAATACGCGTAGTCCGTTGCCGCTGTTCGGAGCGTTGAAGCAGGACAGGATAGCTTTTTATAAGGCTATTGTCGCCAAGAATCCGAGCCAGAAGGTGAACCTTAATGGGTGACTTAATCGATTGAGCCACTTTGCCTATGGTAAGTTCGTGTAAAAAAAACTGCCACACAAGTTTCACCGTGCGGCAGTTAAGTAAAATTTGATAAATATGGGTACTGCAAAGGTAACAAATATAACCAAAAATATGCGTAGACTTAGTGTTTTTTTTCTCGTGATTATCTGTGCAGTTGTCTTGCACAGCAGTTGCGCGCGCAAGGTTGGGCAGAGCATTGAGCGCACGCACGACACGCTGATAGTGTATAAGACCGACAGCGTGATGGTGCGTGATACGATTGTGACTGTTTCCAAAATGGAAAGTGTGGACAGCGTGGCCGACCGCATGACTACCTATGTGGTAGTGGACACAGCTGGCAAGGTGCTGACGAAGTATGTGTATCGCGACCGCAGTGTGTTTCACAACAAGGACGCTCTTAGTGCGAGCAGTCATGTGTCATGCCGCACACACCGCACAAACAGCACAAGCCACAAGGCTACGGTGCGTGATGCTGTGACAAAGGTTGAGAAGCCTCCTGCAAGGTGGAAGCTTCGGGCCGTTGGCGGTCTGTTTATCATAGTAATATGCGTGTTGTTATATTACAACATATATAGTAAGTATAAGTGATTTTGTTGGGTTGTTTGTTTGGCAAGCATGGGCGCATGGTGATGTGTTCCGTGCTTGCCTTTGTGCTTATTTTTTTACAAAACAAAATCACTTATTAACAATGGAACAATTACAACAGATTTTTGACTGTGCAGTTGAAGCCGTGATGCAAGCCAGCGGCCTTGACTTTGATGCGCTTGCCAACTGTCGCTCGGAGCGGTGTGTGGTGGCGCGTGTGGTGCTTGTGGACGTGCTAATTGAGCTTGGTATGAGCGAGGGGGATATTGCATTCCTTAGCGGCATGAGTCAGCAGAGAGTTAACTCGCTTAAGAATAGTGCGAGGTACAGGCTAAAGGGGCTGGCTGCACGGGTGATGAGGGAGGAGGTGAGGAAATCCGTTTCCTTGCCAATATGAGCCACAAGCAACTAACAAACAACTAACAAAACCCACAAGCAACTCACAAGCAACTTGTCACCATCTTTGCGGTATCGGGGGATATTCCCCGACCGACTTAATACATTCATAATCATGGACAATGTAGAGAAAGTAATCTGTTGCGACAGAGGTAATGATGCGCTTGCTTACGCGGCAATGGCTAACAACAAGGGCAATGACCCCATGGCCTTGGCAGCCATGATGAACGGTGGCCTTGGAGGTGCAAACCAATGGTTGAACAATCCGTTTTTGTACCTTATTTTCCTCGCCATGTTCGGTGGCAATGGCTTCGGGTTTGGCAACAACCGCAATGGTCTGCAAGATGCCGAGATACAGGGCCAAATCCAGTCTTTGCGCTCGCAGATGGCCGACAACCACAACTCCGATTTGCTGATGCAAGCAATCAAGGGCAATAACGATGCCTTGACAACACTGGGCGCGAACCTTAATTGCGACTTCAACCAGTTGCAGCAAGGCGTGTGCGCTGTTCGCTCCGCTATTGACAACGTTAGCGGCAAGGTAGGTTTCTCTGCCGAACGCGTAATCAACGCAGCGGAGAAAGGTGATGCGGCAGTTGTCCAGGCAATACAAAATTGCTGCTGCAACACACAAAACAACATCACCAAGATGGGCTATGAGAACCAACTCGCAATACAAGGACAGACCAACTCCTTGCAGCAGAGCCTCAACTTCGTCAACTCATCGGTGGAGCGCGGATTTAGCTCTGTTGGCTATCAGATGTCGCAGGACAAGTGCGATGTTATTCGTGCAGGACAGGACAACACGCAGCGCATAATTGATGCCTTGAACAACCATTGGTATGCTGACATTGACCGCAAGTATCAAGACGCGAGATTGGAGCTGTCGCAGCAGAACCAGACTGCCGCACTGATTGCAGCCCTTAGCAAAACTACAACTGCAACGACATGAGGAGGTGTTTCCAAAACGGAAATAACCACAGATGACCATATTGCTGACGCCAACGAAAAGGTGGACAATAGCTTTTTCGTGAGGTCGCGGAAGAGGTCGAAAGAGAAGTAATAACAAGCACGTGGGGAAGTAATTGCCCCACGTGCTACTAACGATTGAAATCATGCTATTCAAAGACGTAAAAATAGGCTACCCGATTTACTTTCTTGACAAGGAGGGCGCAAGATATTACCAAGGCAAGGCCGTGAGTGTTGCAGTACCGCGTTATGACAATAGCCAAGCCAAGGCTTTTGGCGCGCAGCCGACTGGTCTTGTGGTAGACATAACCATAGAGGCAGATGGCGCGACCAAGACCTACACAATCCCCGAAACTGCAACAATAACGTATGCTGGGCATCTTGTATTGTCAACCGACAAGGAAGGAATACTAAGGGAGGTGGAAGCACTTAAGGCTGCAAGCGAAGAAGCACTGTCGCAAGTGGAGCGACACAAGCAAGCGGTGACAAATTGTAACCAGTTGTTGGAGGAGCTTAATCCAGCCTTTGCGGAGAAGCGTGCGCAAGACAAGCGGATTGAGGGCATTGAAAACGAGGTGAAGAGCCTTGGTGCTGTACTTCGCGATTTTATCAACGAATTTAAGAAATGATGATTATGGGAAGATTATATATGGTATTTTGCAAGGGTGGTGGCAAGTGCAAGCACTTCGACAAGGAAAGTGCAGAGAAAGCTGTCAGCCGCATATACTACACCACCAAAGACGGTACAGAACATCACGGGCCGCACTGGAGCATGGAGCAGGTGCTTGAAGCCACGAAAGGGTTGCAGTTTAAGCCTTGTGTAACGGACTACGACAAGTATGTTGCGTTTAATGCTGCTTATGCCGACTTGTGCAAGACGTTGACGCCAGACTTGATTATAGAGACGGGTCATGCGTTTTTCTTCGAGGACGAAGATGCGCCCTGCAACAAGATATGGCGGTATATTGAAAGTTTTGAGTAAAAAAAAGCGTGACACTCTGTCACGCTTTTGCTATAATCCGAGCCTCTTTACGAGGTATGTTCCTACTGCAAGGTTCTCTTCTTTTGCTGCTGCCTTAATTTCGTCTAATGCTTTCTTCGGTATGCTGCAATAGAGTATGGCATCACCAACTTTTTTGCGGCCTGCGTTTGGGCGTTTGCCGCCCCATGTTTTTTTGTCGTCCATATATTTTACTACTTTATCTTCATCTTCATCGGGCAACCATACAGTTAGCCCCATGTCCAAAATCTATTTGTATCAATAGGCTTACCAAACTGACGCTGCAAAAATGGAGTCCTTTTTATAATCGACTCCATTTCTTCAATGGTGTGCGTCCCATCACAGAACAGGGATGTAAAACAGCCACATCTGTAATCATCTACCGACCATGGTTTAAGATATACTGTCCACATTCTTCCAAGGAAATAGCCTCTTCCAAAAGTAACATTCTCCAAGGACATATAGGACAAGGTGCGTTCTAATTTTTCACATACTTCGTGTTCAAGGTAGAGTGGCGATACGTCCCCATCATGATAAACAATAAGGGGGACACATTCACGACTCCCGTTTGTGCCGAAATAGAACATTTGGTGGTTATCCATATTACATTATTCTTAATTGTCCAGTAGGGCACCAGCGTGTTCCGTACTGGTTGTCTATGTTAGCTAAGTATTTTTCGATGCTTTTATTCACTTCTTCAAGCTCGCTGTAGATGCGAGCATAATTATCGTCATACCAATTTTGAAATTCTTCGCTGTCGTGGTCTTCGGGTACGTCTTCGCCATATTCGTATACAAGACCATCGAGGTCATCAATATCGAGCAACATGCTTACAATATCTAATTCAGGCAGTCCACTTTCGTTGATTCCGTATTCTATGTTCTCTATCTCATCAGAGATTGAGTTATCGTCGCCACCTTTGACAATGCTGTCAATATTGCAGTGGAAATCGTGACGGATAGCACAGAGCTTGGAGATAAGTTCTGCCTGGTCTGAGGTCATTCCATTCTGCACCGCAATTTCTTCGTTATTAAGATTGCGTGCTGCTGCCGACTCTCTGCGGTAACCGTATTGTTGTTTGTTTAAGTATGCCATAATTCAATTTTTTAAGTGAAAATTTTGGCCTTATCATACAACTTGTAGAATTTATGCTTATCTTTGCGCTGTCAACCCTATCAAGGGTTGTGGATTGAAACGCTTTTGCGAGCAATTTAATTTCTACTATTGTAGATAAAGAGTCGAGAGTTAAATCTCGTGGTAAGCCCCACCCCGTGAAGGTGGGGCTTTTTTATCATCTTACTCGCCTACGACTCTGGTCAATTTCGTTTCTAAAATTTCGCAGGCCTTTTTAAGGGCCGCTACACTTTGCCTAAGATAGAGCATTTCGCCAACCGCATCGGCATCTTGCTTGCCATCGTGATTAGGGTAAGCTAAATCTAACAGTGCAATCTCGTCACTCATAAGGTGGTTAATATCTTGATATGCGATGCTTGCGTTCTTCTCTACTTTCTGTATATCTGCTATTTTCATAATTCTGTCAATTTTATTGTTCGTTGTAGATGTTAGCTTGGTCGTTTAAGGCTGCTTCTAAAGTCCAGTCTGATTTGGGGTAGATGCCCTCGCCCAAACCTGTGCGAAAATCAATGTAAAAATTCTCTGCATCTTCTTTAACTATTACGCTGTAACCAACGTATTCAATTTCTTTTTCTTTCATTGTTGTGGCTGTTTTAGTTGTTTGTTACTTTGTTTCTTAATTGCGTTGCAAAGATACTGCCTTTAATTTGAAAATCCAAGAAAAATCAAAAATATTTTTGCAAAATATGCTGCAAAACATATTCTTTGGCAGAAAAACGTCTGATAAGCATTATCTTTGCGCCCAGTAGCGATTAAGACAGGCGTGACAGAAATCGCACGCATTTCTTTGAGGTGCGTGCGAAATTGCGTGCTATTTGTTGCGTTTAGTTGTGATATATTGCGCAGTCTAATTTTTAAGGTGCTTGATAATCAACAGTCTATTGCGTTATACCTACACAACTAAAAACAATCCGTGAGTCCTAGCTGGTCCACATTGAAAATGAAGCAGTTACGAACGTCGTAACTGCTTTTTTGTATAATTGCGTAAACAAACTGTTTGAGTTAGGTGTGTTTACGCAATGATTCTCTGTGATATTCAGCAACCATACAATCTTGAAATGCCAAACTGGCACTTCATACTGGTGAAATGGGCTTGCATAATTCAAAGCATTCAAAAATATCAGATCCTTTCCAGTATTTGCAAAACTGGAAAGAATTTGATACAATGATTGCCCATAAGATATATCATTGGGATAGCAAAGAGTCTAACCCTTCTCCTCTAATATAAGCCCTTTTCACTTTGTTTAATGCGATCTCTGTTATAATATTTTTTTTCAGCAAGCCAATGATGTCGCTTTTTGCAGTGGTTGGGCTAATTCCAAATTTTATCTGCAGATCTTTTATCGTTATTAATGCTTTAGGATCATCCGCATATAATTTAATAATTTGTGCTTGACGTTCATTGAAATCACCCATGCGCAAATATATATATGCTGCTTTTTTTTCGTTTTGCTTTCTCTTGATATAATCTTGTAATTGCTTAAAAGATTGTTCCAACACTCTTAGATTGTACGAAACAAAGTAACCAATATCCATGTCATCAGCCTCTGTGTATAAGAACGCTTTTTCATAGGCTTTTTTTGATTTGGCAATAACTCTTGAGATGGAGAGGTATTCTGTCAACCAGTATCCTTGTCTTAACATGTACCAATAAAACATAGCTCTAGCAGTACGTCCATTACCATCAGAAAAAGGATGGACATAGGATATCATGAAATGGATGGTTATTCCACGAATGATAGGATGAATAAATTGTTTGTTATTTTTCTCATTAAAAAACTCACAGAGATCATCTACAAACTGGGGAATTTCCGTATAGGAAGGCGGAGTATGGACAATTTCATGCGTGATACCATTCTCTACCACAACGTCATTATTATTCCTAAAACGTCCTGCGTCATCAGGATTCTGCATGGTTTTCTCTGTCATTAGACGATGTATCTGCAATAACAACCCTTCGGACAAAGGTTCATCTTTGTGGTCAACAATAAATTGAATTGTTTGATAGTTATTATGAATCATTTGTTGGGATTTGTCTCTCGGAGTCATTTTCTTCTTAAGCATTTCTTTGGCGACCTTTCTTGTTGTTGCGGCTCCTTCCATTTGACTGGAATATATGGCTTCTTCCATTAACGAGCTAACAAGATATTGTTCCTTATTTTTGGAATCAATAGTTGAGTCTGCTCCCCAACTTCCTCCCCAAAACATGTCAAATTCATGACACATTCTCTGCATCACATTTGTCAAACTCAAATTCACGCCGTATTTCTCCCATACTTTCACCATACTTTTTAGTCTGGAGGCTTTGACAAAGGTCCACAGTCGCGTAGGTGTATATCCGGCAGGGCACTTTTTGTATTTTACAGTATCCCAATAATCGAAGGAATTATTGATTTTTTCCACAATCTCTTCGATTTGTATATTTGGAGGAGATATTATAGCTTCAAATAAATCTTCCTTATTTATTTCTGGAGTTCTTTCAATTATCATACTATTGATTTTTTGCGCAAAGCTATCAAATACTTTCCAGTTTTACAAACATTGGAAAGAATTTGGTGATTTCCCGTTGGCAATTTTAACATGTTAGCCTATGTTTCGCAATTTCCAAGGAGTACATTTGTTGTATTGGAGTCCATAAAATGAGTAGAACACAAAATTAGTTCCCAAAGAATATTGTATCTACTGAGCCAAATAACACCATTGATAGGTTTCGCGGACAGCACTCCCCTTAGAGTATGCAGGAACCAGAGAATACATGTCCACTAAGGGTCTGGTGCTATTGTGCAATATTTTCTGCGTAAACAAACTATTTCAGTTAGGGGTGTTTTTTGAGATTCAAAGAAGATGATAATTTCGTAAAGCACTGATAATCAGGAGTGATTACAAATAACAAAATCTCATGGAACATCACTTTGCGAGACTCATAATCTGGAGGTCCTAGGTTCAAGCCCAAGCTGGTCCACATTGAAAATGAAGCAGTTACGACATTCGTAACTGCTTTTTCCGTATAGTAGCGCAAACATACTGTTTGAATAATTGGGAATGTTTGCGCCATGATGCGCTGTGAAACGCCGCAACCATATAATCAAAATGGCAAGTCCCATCGACATATAGTATATATGCGGTTGGGACTTTAATCGTTAAAGGTCAAAAGATAATTCTGCCGTTGTTATATCAGTGTTCGTATTTGGTGATACATTGGCTTGCCATAATCGTTTGAATGTCGTGTAACGACAAATGCTCTTCAGACTTTTGCCAAATAGAGTAATGCTTGCAGCGCGATTGGCATTTTGTTGTGGAATAAATCATCAGTGTGCTCAGCTTCTTATGCCGAGGGCGAAGAATATTTTGAGGTGTAGAACCCCATTGCGCAGGTATTGTACATTTTGTCTTTCGAAGCGATACCTCGTTACAGAAAAAGACTGCATGGCAATGGTGAAATTCTGCTGCCCCTGCCATGGGACACCAAGGCACGCGGTAAAAACGAAACCGCGCCCGCACCTCAACCCACAAAGGAGGAGGCACGGGCGCGGTTTGCTGCGCTGGTGGCGGGGGTAGTTAATTATCGCTGCTCCTCATCCACCATGGCATAGTCCAGTCGCCATCAAGCGCTTGGCGCGCCGACCACGAAATAGACCCTGATATGACAGATACAAGGAATAGTACCGCAAATAAGAAAAGCAGAAAGTCGCAGACATACACATTGCAAAGAATTGTAATGACAACCGCAAAGGCTATCGTGGATAACACGCACACCGCTCCAGCCCGCTCCATGCGCCGCTCAAGGGCTATGCGCTTAGGGTCAGTTTCGGGACTCTCGGTTATTTTGATTTCGAGCCGCGCGTCTATTCGTTTTGGAAAATTGCTCATAATCGCAGATTATTAAAACGCATGCCGCAAATATAGGCAAATATAATTGTATATAGTAAAAAAACGATGGGAAAAAACGACATAACATTCAGCCTGCACTTCACGCTCGACGGCAAGGAGCACCTTGTGATGGCGGCAGCGGCGGCCACCAAGGAAGTGCAGCGCGCTGTAGACCAGTCGCGCACGGCGTGCAGTTCGTACACAAATATTTGCTTCCTCCCCGTCATCCCTCATGTAAAAGAGTGCGTGTGTTTTTACTGCCATCTTACACTTTTTATGCGTAACAAGTTGATACACAGATGTTTCAAGAGTGTAAGATGATTTCAAAGTATCTTACACACCCTTGCACATATCTTACACACCTTACCCCGCAGCCTCGCAGTCAACATGGACGTATGCAGTAGATAATACGGCACAGGGACGCAGAAAAATCAGTCGGAGCAACAGACTTTTCTGTTCCCCTATGCCGTGATATCGCCCTCCCGTGCTTGTGTCGTGTGGCAGTATGTGGGGTGTGTAGGTTGTGTGTAGATGGAATTGGTGGCATCTTACACTAAATAAAGTGTTGATAGTCAATGAGTTGCAGCGTGTTAGTGTAAGATGTAAGATACTCGGCAAGTAAAGCTTTTGTAGTATGGTAAAGGTCCCGCTACCACTAAACGCAAGCACTAAACGCAACTACTAAACGCAAGCACTAAACGCAAGCTCTAATGGGGGCATTCTATGTTATTGACCAAATTTTTGGCAAGTTTTTTTGTTAAAGGATCTGTTGGATACCGATGTTAGCATACAACT